AATCTACAAATTGGAAAGTTTCGTCTATATCAAGAACTATGGTAGCGGTATCGGCACCGTCCGCACCTAATCCCCCATGTCCGTTAAAATCAAAATTATTTCCATCTAAAGTATTCGTAAGGGGGTCGTTGGAGCAGTCTAACCTTAAATAAATATCATTTAGTTCTGCATCTGAACGATACTTATCCAGCTTTTCATCCAGTAAAGGATTATACGTATATGCCATTATGAGTAAGTGTAACTAGCTCGTTCGTCAAATTCCTTATTAAAGGTGGTTACACCATCAGCCCATTTAACATCAGTCGGGTCATCACTACCATCCCAAGTTATCTTTAATATCTGCCAGAAGGTTTGAGATGTTAAAGTTCCAGCTCTAGCTTTCCCAACATAAATGGGATTAGAACCACCATCTTTGTCTATTTTGATTGTAAATTTGCGGTTATTCTCATAGACTACATCTTGTGAGCTTCTGTTTCCTTCTCTTGCCATTTTTTATCTAATTATTTATAGTGAAGGAGGATGTTGCCTCACTACACTTTTGATACTATTAAATTGATGTCTGATGATTCCTCACCTAAGATACTAAGGACTGGCATTGGTGCTATCAGATATGTTTTCACGAAATCTGCACTAACGGTCATATCCTTATTGCCTAAGTCTGTAATTGTTGCTCTATCTATAACGCATTTCAAATCTACGGTTTTATATTTAATAAGCACTATAAGAGCATCTTCTGTTTCATAATAGCGAACTAATTTGATGTCCTCTGCATTATCTGTAGCATTATATCTCGTCAAGAGACCTATGCAGGTTGCACTATCAATTAGTTCCATTACATACCCTCGTTTTGTTTAATTCCTTCTAACTCATATTTGGTAAATGCTGATTTCACTTGGTCGCCTTTCTCTTTAATTTTATCTTTCTTGAGTGTATCTATGCCTTGTTGTGGAGTTGACTTATTGAGTTCCTTCTCTTTAACATCACCTTGTTTGAAAACACTATCTAATTTTTCCTCTTTCTCAAATGTTCCTTGGTACTTTTTGTTAATTTCAAGCAGCTTAATAATCCATTCTTTATTAACCCAGTTATTATTCCATCCTTGTTGAGCGATGTCAAACTTTTGTTTGGTCATCTGGATTTCTTTTTGTTCGTCTTGTAAATATGACTTTCGTGGGTGAGCTGTAACTCCAAACTCAGGAATTAATAACTGAATGTTGAGTTGTTCGTAAATCTTATCTTGTAAGTGTGCTATTCTCCTGTAGTAGCCCTCTGTGGATAACCCAGAGTCGTATGCGCCGTTATCTTGACCAGACTGACCCATTTTACTAGGTGGTACTCCCCAGACCGTATAAACGATTCTAGTCATCTGCTCAAGAAGCTCTCTGTACTGCATATCCTTGGTAACATTCTCAAGAGCTTTAACATCCAAGTTACCAGTTGCTATAAGGTTCTTTTGCTTATTGATATTCTGCTTGAACATAACCAGTTGTGTTTCAAGCATTTTGACGTTCTCTGAATCAGGAATCTCGTCTGGCATTATGAATAGGTGGCTTGGAGTTCCACCATTATCAAACATATTTCCTGCGTTGTCTTTGATAGATGCTATAAGTGAGAGTTCACTAATGATTGTTTTCATTGGTGCAAAAGAATAAATCTTACCGTTGAGATTCATGTATTTGAAGTGGATAATTTCATCAGGTACAAATTCGGGTATATCTTCTTGAGAAACTGTTTGTATATATTTGTTGACGTTGCCGTGTTTGTCGTGGTCTATTGTAATTGTACTGGAAGCGACATTAATTAATTGCTTAGTTTTAAATGTATCTTCATCAACAGTTTTGTAATAAAGATATTCGCCCATCTTCTTAGGATTATTGAATGGGAATTTCTCAGCAACTCTTGTAATTGCAGCTTTGACCTGAATTTCTGAAAGTCTCGGTTTATAGAGATATGCGTCACCTGTAACTAACATATCATAGAGAATTGAAGGGAGAATTCTTGTTTTAAATTGGTTCGATTCGAGGAAGGCTTTTGCTTTGCCTTCTTTTTCTAAATCCAAATCGCCAAATGATTCCACATCATAGCCATCAGATATAATGTCCGTCACGATAGTCTCACAAGGAGACATCGCTTCTGGACTGTTTGACCAAATTTCCCAGAGTTGGTCATACGTTACTGGAGAATTAGATGTTTGTGGTGTTCCCGATTGAGTAGGTGACCACATAGATATTGCCCCAAATGGACTTTTCTTTTCGTTGATAAGAGGTAGCGTTGATTGTGCCTTAACTTGTTGCTCCCCACTTACAAATATTTTGTAATCCCTGATTGCGTCTTCTCGGTTATTCACTATTAATAGGGAAAAAATAAGGGAATGATGTGATTGAATACATATATTACAACACAACCTTTAAAAATCAATTCCACTTTAAACTAATTCTACCATATTGTGAAGTTGCAGCCTCAAGAGCGAGACATAAACCCATAACTGTATCATCGTGACCTGTAAGGGATTCTATTCGTTCTGTGGACTGACCCATACGAATTGCGTGTTTAACACCAATAGTTTTCAATTCGTTGATGAGAATAGAGCTTGGAGGTAGTTCTATCTCCCTATTTGCAAGCATTTTCTGTAGATGGAGTACAATACGCTCCTTTTCAGCGTGGGTGGTCGGAAAGTCCTTCGTTACAGGAGCGGTGGATGAATGATGCTGTAATAGCTGAACCAAGGTCATACTGTTCCCTCTATTCTCGATTAAGATGCGTCTGAACTTAAAAATGTCATTTAACTGCTTAATTCGGTCAAATTGCTTGTCTGTGTACGTTCCTTTGCTTGGTCGCTCCACTCTGACAACACGATACATAGAATCTGCTGAACGTTTCTCAATTATAACGTAAGCAGAGAAGTCGGCAGCCTTTTCGGTACTGAGGGCTATATCAATACCGAGCCAGTATTCACATCCTACAACTGCTTCATTCAAATTGCCTAGCTGTGTATTGATGTTGGGCTTAATAAGAGTGTCGTAATCGAATATAATATCTCCTGCTTGAATTGGAACACACATATATTCTTGCATGAAAGCAGCCATTCCCATATTTCTGTAGCGTTCTTGAAGCTTAGTCTTTGTCCAACGCTCTGGGAATGTAAGCTTACCTTCTAGTTTCTTGCCGTTGATGCGTTCAATGCAAGGGAATTTACCAAACTTGTATCCTGAACCCTCTTCCATCAGTCTGTGAAGCAAATCATACTCTGATTGTGGAGTTCCAACTACAATAAGCTGTGAGCCTTCCGTATCTACAGCAGGTTCTACGATTTCAAAGAATTTCGTAATTGCTGGTGATTGCTCGGAGAGTTCTTTTTTCAGTATATCGTCACAGATACATAGGTCAATTCGGTTTCCTCTGATAGTATCAGTAAATGGTGATGCTGTGATTCTGGTTTTATTGCTAAGTGTGATTTCTGATTTGCTCCAATATACACTTGCTGCTCTAGGTTTAAGCTCTTTGAGGATTTCGTTGTCGTCTATGAGTGCTTTGATTCGTCTGATGATTCTGAGTGACTGAGGTTCTGCAGATGAGATAATGACTATCTCCATACCTTCTCGATTCATACCTCTCCACAAGGAGAAACATACTGAACATATCTCTGTCTTAGCGTGTCCTCTAGCAGCCATCATACAAGCCCTCTCATTCTTGAGAAGTCCAAATATTTCATGGTGATAGTCGCCAACGCTGTGTCCGACTATGTGTTTGAAGAAAACCTCGAAGTCTCCGAGTGCATGAAGCATAAACTCCATCTCTTCTTGATGGTCGTAGATTCTACCTATGTTGTAGTACGACTCCAATATCTCTTGCTTAGTTCTCACTTTTTCGTCCTTATTGGTTTCTCTGCTTCAAGGTTTCTCCAATCCCCACACCAACAGTCTTCATGAACAGTTGGAAAACTAGGGAATCCATGTTTACTTTCTCTGGGGGCATATCTATTACAGAAATATTTAAATTGCCCATTACACCAATCTATTTTCTTACCATACATACAATCCCCACAATTTCCACCCATTATAATCCGTAACTGCTGAGTTTATCCTTGTTTGCGACAATTAAGATGTTTTCCTTAACCATCTTGTCTATGAACTTCTTAACATCCATAGCACCGCCAAGTGAATTAGAGCTTCCTCCACCACCACTAGGTAGGTTAGTTGCTAGTTTTTGTTGTGTGAGTAGTGTTTTTCTGATTTCTGCAGCTATACGTACTGCCTTATCTGAGTCGAAAACTTCAATCATCTCCCAATGTTCACACTCAGAGCATTTATGTCTGATGACTCCTTTAGTGTTAGCCTTCTTGAGCCATACCTGTAGAACCGTGTCTAGTTCGCCCATACGCTTAGTTGTGTTGATTACCTCCTTCGCAACCGCATCTGAGACTGATGTATCCTGAGAGGCTATATCCTTAATCTTATCACGCCTTCTGTAGTCGAATTGTTGTAAGTTGATAGGAATCCATTTCTTACCACTTTTTTTCGGATGAGTCGTATTCCACTTATTAGCGATTTTAAGGAAGGAAACCCCTTCTGCTCTGAGTTTGATGTATTCGTCAACCAAATCCATCTCTTCAACAAGGGTTTGTCTTCTACCTGTGCCACCACTAGCCATATTCTTCTTTAGCAAATCGTAATTCGTTACCTTAGCCATTTTTCAATCGTCCCATTGTTTTACAGGTGAGCAGAAAAGAATGGTCTCCATGTGCAACTTCCGTATCTACTTCTACAAACTCCATACAAACTGGGCAAATAATTTTTTCTATTTCAGTCATTTTTTCTCCTTTGTGCCTCCTACGCTTCTAAAAAATATTAGTCTGTTTACTGGTGGTTGACATAATATACAATTACACATCTTTAAGCTCCTCATCTGTAATATTGAAAACGTATTGAATCCATTTAATAACCCCAAGAAAGGAACCGTCCCCATCTGCAAAATAATTAAGTTTTTCATTTATACTTAACTCTGTTAAAAGACCATTGTCATCTGTCCTACACTTTTCATCAAAAGATAACTCCTTAACCCACTTAATCGCTTCTTGGCGTAAAATATTATTCTGAATACCAATAATAGTATCGGTTTCGAATGGGAGTCCATTTGCTTTTCCCTGTTGAATTTCTAAGTCCTTCAACGTCTTTAACCTGCATCCTTCAGATGCAGGGACTTTAGACGTTCCGTCTAAATTTAACTCAGTCATTTTAATGCCAGTATGATTATTAATAAAGTAATCATAAGTGCTTCTATCCCCAATCCAATACTTAACCAGGTTATATAAGTATCCATATCTATTTTCTTTTTTTGGTTTTGTGGCATTATCGAAGCCATCACAATTGCAGCGTTGGCGTGATGTTTATAAAATTCTGCTTGTGTATATGTTTTCTTCCCTCGCATTCGTTGAAACTCCTCTTCCCATTCATATGTTGGGTGATTATCAGTCATTCTTTAAGTTGTTCCTTGAGTTTTTGAATATCTAACTTTTTTGTGAGTCTGAGGACTTCTTCATCCATATCTTTCAAATCCATTGTTTTATATGTGTGGGATTGGAATCTCAACTCCACAAGCTTTAACCTTGGTGCAACCAAGGCAACAAAAATCTAGTGCCTTGATACCACACGTCATCATCATCTTAGCCGAGGAACTTAAATACTGTCCAGACCGCTCTCATTGTCACACCCACGACACCGACAAAAACTGCCCATACCATTATAGTCTTTGCCAAATTAACTAATCCATTCTTTATCTCAATATCAATTCTCATTTTCTTTTTTACCATCTTAATTCCCATGCAAAATCTCTTATACAACTATTTGCTGATATTAGTGTCATTTTTTCTTAGCCTCTTTGAAGTTTTCTTTTGGTAACTTAGATTTTCTTTTTCTAAAAGAAAAGGTAGTTATTCTATTGGTTTGAGCGTGACTTTGTATTTCTTAGCAAGTGTTCTCTCGTGCCAGAATTTTTTTGGGATGTTGACGTACATTGATTTGTCGAATTTATCGACCTTTCTGCTTCTCGGTGTGCCGAAGAATGTGACTTCCCCATCTCCTGAAATAAAACAATCGTTCATTTTTCCGCCATTTTCCCGCATTATTTTATACATTAAGCCTTTAAAAATGAATATTGGTTTTTAAAGAGTGTCTCATTAAGTAATCGCAGGGTATTATTCGGACGCTGGTTGGTTGTTGCTCACAGGAGGAACATTGTTCAATACGAGATACCTTGCAACAGGGGTGAGTGATGTCTGTGCTTAGGCTCAAGCTACTCACCCTCCACTCTTTTATGGAACGGTCAGTATATTTCTACAGGAAATGTCCATTGGTTCACCGCCTTTCCGTTCCCTTAGTAATAAGCAAATCTGGGGGGCAACCCTCCCATTACTATTAAAAATGATTCCACGAAAGAAAAGAAAAGTTTGCTAAGAATCACGCTTCTCTAGGCACTGGGTGTGTTCAGAGGTAGGTTTCCAGCAATTTAGTAAACAGTTGGGGAGGGGTTTTTTGTATTTCCTCTCCCCTTCACTCTCCATCAAAGCAATTTGGTGAATACAACCGTATAAAATCCTTGGGAAAGGAAGTGCGCAGCCATTCTGCGAATGTGGTGTGGTGATGAAAGAGAACGAGTACCAAGGTGTCGGTTGTTGTTTATGTTCATAAAGGGCAAAGCACGGGTGAGGCAATCGTGGTAGGACACATACGGTGCTAAGGACTCCGTTATTGATGGTGCGAATCCATCCCTCTCCCAAAAGCCCTTTATTGTTGTTGATGTTGTGGTTGTTGTTTTATGGTTGTAAACTAACAAACCGATGGCATGGGAGTCAGCGGACCCGTACCCACAATTTTTTTAGTTCGTAATTTTAGAGACTCTTCTGTGTGTAATACAAACATTGTTTTCCAACACCCCCATCCCGTCATATGCTTTCTAACATATGTAATCAATCACATATGTTCTATTAGTTATGTTGTTGTGTGTCATATAGAGTAGTATGACTCACCACGTGCCTCCTTTATATACTATCCCCAGTAGTATACACAGGTGAACTACAATGAATAAGATATATGATGAAAGGATAGTTCGAAAAGAACTAGATAAAATGATGGATAAGCTATTGCTTCTTGAGAAAGAACGC